AAGGGTTCAGGTAGTCTAGATGATGCTGTGAACTTAATTTTAAATACATAATGGAGAAATAATATGGCGCAACCCGCACATACGTTCGACAGTTATGACGTTAAAGGTATTAGAGAAGACTTATCTAATGTTATTCATGACATAAGTCCTGAAGAAACTCCTTTTTACTCATCGCTGAAAAAAACTAAAGCAACTAACACTTACCATGAGTGGCAGACAGATGCACTACGTGCCTCAGCCGCTAACGCTCATATTGAAGGTGACGCAACTTCCGCAGAAGCTAGAGTTGCTACTGTTCGCCTTGGTAACTACACGCAAATCTTCAAGAATGCAGTAGTTATTCCTGATACAGACGAAGGACTAGACAAAGCTGGTCGTTCTGCTGAGATGGCATATCAAGTGCTGAAAATTGCTAAAGAGCAAAAGCTAGACATTGAGAAAGCTTTGTTTGCTAACAATAAGTATGAAGCTGGTTCAGCTTCTGCGGCACGTGAACTAGCTGGTCTAGGCGCTTACATGAAATCTAATGTTGCAAACATTGGTGGTTCAGGTGGTGCTAACCCAACTGGCACAGTTCCGGGTAACACAGCAAGAACTAATGGTACTCAGACAGCGTTTACTCAAGCTGACTTTGATACTGTAATGCAATCTATTTGGGAAAATGGTGGTACGCCTGATTCAGTCTACCTATCTTCTTTTCAAATGAACATTGCTTTAGGTTTTACAGGTTACAATAACCAACGTTCACACATTGATGCTGATAAGCAAACTATCATAAAGTCGGTAGAAGTCTACGTTACTCCATGGGGTACAGTAGAATTTACACCACATCGTGAAGTGCAAAGCAGAGATGTTTACATCCTTGACAATGATATGTTTGAAGTAGCGGTTCTACGACCTACTAAGAACACAGAACTTGCTAAGACTGGTGATAACACTACTCGTCAAGTTTTGACAGAGCTAACGTTAGTCGTTAAAAATGAAAAAGCTTCAGGCTTAGTAGCTGATTGCTCAACTTCGTAATCTGAGGTAAACTATTAGTGTGGGGAGTCCTCCTTAACTTCCCACACTTTTAAAGGAGAAAAATGAAAACAAAAGAACAAGTACATTTTGATAATAAAAACGGTAAGATTATTATTGAGAGTACACACGATAATCAGAGATACCTAGACCGAGTTGAGGATATACGCAAATCAGGTGCTGGTATGACTGGAGAAAATCGTTATGTTGGTTCTATTCCTATACACGTAATGCAAGAATGGTGTAAAGATGCTGGAATTAAATGGAGCGATGTAAATGCGCGTAAAGAAATTGTACGCAAAAAATTACTTAGTGGAGATTTTGATAAACTAAGAGTATGGAAAGGAACTTTTTAGGAGACCTCAATGGCAGATACAACTACAACAACTTTTTCTTTAACTAAACCTGAAGTTGGAGCTAGTGAAAGTTCATGGGGTACTAAGATTAACACTAATCTAGATTCAATAGATAATCTCCTAGATGGCACAACATTAGTAAAACCAAATTTAACTGTTGGACAATGGAAGATTTCAGGAACAGCAGTCACCTCTACAGCAGCAGAACTTAATGCTTTAGATGGTATAACATCAACTGTAGCAGAATTAAACATCTTAGATGGCGTTACCGCAACAGCAGCCGAACTTAATTTAATAGATGGAGTAACAGCTACTACTGCTGAACTTAATTATGTAGATGGCGTTACATCCGCTATACAGACTCAAATTAACACGAAAGCACCAATTGCCGGGGCAACCTTTACTGGCACAGTTTCAGCTCCTACAGCCTCAAGCGGAACAAATACGACACAATTAGCTACAACAGCTTTTGTACAGACTGCAACACCTTTTGCATCACAAAACGTTAAAGGCATGGTGAAAGCGTATATAGCAAATGGAAATCTATACATCACTACTTCATAATGGGATTAATAGTAAACGGAACAGACATAGCAGAAACTAAAGAAGTTTTTTTTAATGGTACGTCTGTAGATAAAGTTTTTTTCAATGGAACTGAAGTGTGGACAGAAGGTTTACCTGATGCTACTTTTCAAGACGTACGACAGCATTGCATTGACCATTTTTTGTATGTTAAATACGATGGAGCTGGTAAGGTAGAGATTGCTGGAGCAGAGCCAAGTGGCGCTGTACATACAGGTCGTGGAGACTGTGGAAGTTTTGCTCAAGGCTATTACACAGCTATTAATCAAAGCGTTACTGGGTACACAAATATCAGGATACAGGTAACTGGACAAACTACTGGAGGTGGCGGTGGCAGTTTTGATACAACTATCCCAGTCGGAAACAGTTTTGGCAATACGGTGGTAACGGTGTATACTAATGGTGGCGCACAAACGCCATCAATTACAACAAATGTAACATTAACGGACTAATACTATGGCAGATTCTTTAACAACAACTTTTTCAATTGTAAAGCCTGAAGTAGATGCTTCAGATGATACTTGGGGAACGAAATTAAACGCTGGTTTAGATAAGATAGATGATTTACTTGATGGCACAACTGCTATTAAGCCAAATGTAACTGCTGGTCAATGGAAGATTGGTGGTACTGCGATAACAACAGATGCTGCTGAATTAAATAGATTAGATGGTGTCACTTCAGGTGTCCAAGCTCAATTAGATGCTCCAGTAGCAAAAGGTGATGGCAGTTCAGCAGATGGTCAAATAACCTTAAATTGTTCACAGAACACACATGGTATAAAACTTAAATCTCCACCTCATTCAGCAAATGCTACTTATACTTTAACATTTCCTAATGATGATGGTGATGCTAACCAATACTTAAAGACTAATGGCTCAGGTGTCTTAGATTGGGATACAGTAGATGCGTTGCCTTCACAGACAAACAATAGTGGAAAATTCTTAACTAGTAATGGTAGTGCAGCTTCTTGGGCAGTCTTAGACACAGATGCTAATACTACAACTAAAGGCTTGTACGAAATGAAGAATGTTATATCAGCTAACTATTCTATTGCTTCGGGCAACAATGCTATGTCAGCCGGGCCAATCACAATTAATTCAAACATAAGTGTGACCGTACCATCGGGCAGCACTTGGGTAATCGCATAGGAGTATTAGATGGCTAAAGTAAAAATAACAGGACACGCTTCAGGAAGTGGTGTCATTACAGTCACTGCTCCGAATACGAGTACAGATAGAACGATAACACTACCCGATGCTGATGTAACACTAGGAGCAGCAGTAGGAGGAGCAAGTGGGGTTGATTTTAATGATGATGTTAAAGCTAGGTTTGGTACAGGTAATGATTTAGAGGTATATCACGATGGTTCAAACTCATATATTTCTGATACTGGAGCTAATGGTTTAATTATTAAAAATGATGCACTCATTCTTGCAAGAGGTGGTAATACTGAGAAATACCTAGAAGCTACTGCAAATGGTGCTGTAGACCTTTATCACAATAATAATAAGAAACTTGAAACAACTGCTGTGGGTGTTACGGTAACAGGTGCTACAAATTCTACAGTTATGCCTACATTAGCAGGTGTTGCTATAGCTGCTAGTGGCAGTAACAGTAATGGTGCATATACAAAATGGGCAGATGGCACAATGATATGTACTCATAAATTAGTTTCGTCTGGTAGTGCTGATGTTACTTGGACATACCCTGTTGCTTTTGTATCAGGAAATGTTCCAGCTTTTGCTGGTACTAATGCAGGTGTCAGTCCAGATGCAGATGGAGGAAGAATACTTACTAATGCTGGACACGTTAGAACAAATACTTATATTAAATTTCACGCTTACATACTATCTAATGGTGGTAGAAGTACATCTACATTTCAAATGTCAGCAATAGGGAGATGGTCATAATGAAAATATTAAAGAGTCCACAAATTTCAAGCAATATTGCTGAGTATTCTTTTAATAATGATGTTATTACAGCAACATTAAATAGTGAAGTAGATACTTTTGATTTTAGCAGTATGCCTAATGATTCTATAACAACTGAAATAGAAACAACTTTAGCTACGTCTGTTATTGAAAAAGCAGAAAGAGATGCTAGTGGTGTTTTAAAAGTAGTGCTTTATACACCTATTTCAGAAGATGCAACTGAATTACAAAAATTTCCAGTATGGGAGGATGTTTAAATGTCAACAATTACTTTTAAAACAAAATCAAACTTAGCTTTAAAGCAGTTACGAGAATCAAGAAACGCATTATTAAAAGAGTCTGATTGGATGGCTAATAGTGATGTAGAAATGAGTTCAGCTTGGACAACTTACAGACAAGCATTAAGAGATTTGCCAGATGGCAAAACGCCCACATTAAATGAAACAGGGGATACACCAACTAATGTAGTATTTCCAACACCACCAGAATAGGAGCAAAGAATGGCTATAGTAATTAATGGAAGTGGCACAGTAACAGGACTAGCAGTCGGTGGACTTCCTGATGGAACAGTCGATGCTGGAACACTAGCCACAGATTCAGTAACCGCAGCAAAGCTAGAAGTAAGTGCTATTACAGGTGCTGACTTACCAGCGGGTAGTGTGTTACAGGTTGTTCAACAGGAATATGCTACAGGGGTTAATCAGGGTGGCACAAGTTATGCTGACACAGGTACTACAGCAACAATTACTCCTTCATCTACATCAAGCAAAATTTTAATTCTAGTTTCACAACCAGTTTTTAATTCAGTTGACACTACATCTAACAGAACATCTTACTTTCGATTATATAGAGATATAGGAAGTTCAGGTTCTGAACTAGAAGTAAAAGAATATTCATTTATTGGCTCACCAGCTACTTATGATACTTCTTATGCCCACGCAGTCAATTATTTAGACAGCCCAAGTAGCACAGCTGCTGTTACTTATAGAACACAGTTCAAATTAAGTGGCACAACTGCTGATGTAAAAGTAAACGATGGTGGTGGAAGTTCTAACATAACACTTATGGAGATAGCGGGATGATTACTACAATAAATGCCTTACACTCATTAAAGCCAAACGCAGAGTGGGTACTTCGTGGAGATGTACTAGAATGGCACGATTCAGAACAGACTGAACCTACAGCACTAGAATTATCTAATGAAGTAACTAGACTCCAATCAGTCTATGACTCTCAGTTATACGCTAGAACTCGCAAAGCTAAATACGACCTACTCAATCAAGACGAGATGCGTTATGACGATTTAAAGAATTCAACAACAACTTGGGTAGATGCTATTGATACAATCAAAGCAGCTCATCCGAAACCATAGGAGTAATAAATGTCAACAATTAAATCATCCGCAGAAAACCTAAC